AGCCGCTCCAGCAATCGCCATTGCTGATACTGGATCAACCATTTAGGTAACTGCTCTCATGCGTTGTTCAAGACGTTGCGCTCTGTTTGGAACTTGATTATACCATCTTGAATCAACCATTTGATCTGCGGCCTCTTGCCAGTTTCGATTATTGATAGCCGCTATAAATTTTTTAAATTTACTAAATCTTGGTCTTCCTAAATTAAACATCATATTTGCTATGATTAATTGGACTTCATCGGGCAATGCTTGAAGAGCGGGGAATATGACCTCACAGTCTTTGAGCACCACGTCGATGTCGCGAGTGAAGCATTCTGATACTCTATCTTTTGAGACCACTGTTCCAACAGGTTGTCCATGCTCTTGATCATCATCACGTATAAGATGACCAATACCAAAAGTGGGATAACCCAAATGATCCAAGTATATTTCATACTTGCAACCCTCGTCTAGTTCTAGCTCTGCTTGTAATTTTTTTATATTCATTATGTTAATGCCATTATTCCTGATCTGTTTCTATTTGCGATAGCACTACCTATATCATCACGTGGGAACAATGAATCGTAATTTGTTCCTGATCGAGTGGGAGTAGATGCCAAAGGTAGCGGAGGTATGTTTAATCCAGCTGTTTGTGTAGGTAAGGTGGGGGGCTGTGGTGTAACTGAAGGTAAAACACTAGCTGTGGGTTCACTTAAATCATCTCCCATTTGTGGAGGTTGACCTGTGCGTTCAACTTCTTCTTTAGGTGTTTCCACATCTTTACTAAATTTATCACCTAACTGACCCAAAATATTAGCGAATACATTTCCTTTGCGTCTATTCCAAAACCTTCGTGTCGCCGTTGTAGCACCCCCACCATGTATTTTTTTTAACTGAGAGACTGAAGGTGGACTGGCAAAAATATTAGCCATGATATTATTTGTAAAAATAGTTTTAAATGCCTGAAACTCTAATTTTGCTAAACCAGCTATAGATGCGGCCGCTTGTATTTGACCTCCCGCATCTACTTGAAAACCAGCAAGAAAAGATGCATAAAGTCTATTGTCCATCAAATCTTTGATGTACTCGTTAGTTTTCCCATCATAAGTAGGGATATCATTTTTTACTGTAGCTGATTGGAACAAAGGTTTAAAACTACCGTACCCTTCTTGTTGATTAAAATTTAAAAGGTAATTAAACTGGTCACGTAACTTTTTAACATCTACTATGTTAAGATCTTGTTTATCAAGGTCTGAAACTCTCTCTAATATTCTATTAAAAACAGCCGCTCGCATTTGCGTAGCGGCTTTACCATCAATACCACCATTTTTATTAATAAAGTTAATCATTTCTTTTTCGGTCATTGATTCAATTGCTTTTAACGCTCTTTCACCCACTGTCATATCACGCTTCATAGCGGCTTGTACACCATCTGATTGTAACCAAGAAGATTTCTGAGAAATATTCGCTAAGGCTTTACGGTCACCAACATTAGGAACTATTTTTTCAAATAAATCGCTATCTGCTTCCATAATAGTCCGTATTCGTTCTTGTGTCTTAGCTGGATTTTGATATAACCATGTTATAAAACCATCTTGCACATCTGCTATTAATTGTTGTGCGGCTATTTTAGCATCTGGTTTATTACCAGCCGCTCCCTTTGCCATTTTAGTAAAATAATCCCAATCTTTAGAAGTAAATTGACCTGTCCAAAATTTTTCTGCAAGCTCGTTTGGCATTACATCAGATTTACGAGAAAACATACTTGCAATATTAGAAGCATTAAGAGTATCAGATTTAAGTTTAACTAATGTTTTTGCTTCATCATAAAATTTTAAAAACTCTTTACTACCACCGACAGGATTCTCTAAAATTTCATCTATAGCGTCGACAATAAGTTTTGCAGATTTAGAATCATTTTGGTCATTCATCAATCTACTTGCTCTATCACGCAAACCTTTCAGCTGACTTAATGCATCAAAACTTTTTTTCTTACCTTGATCTTTTACAACGAGCTTGGAAACTTTTGGGTCAAGCACATTAATTAATGCATTTGTAATTTCTTTAAGTTCACCGCTTAACTCACCTTCAGCACGAGTTGTAGGTGTTGGTATTAACTTCCCTTGTGCATCGATAGCCCTACCAGCTTTGTTTACTCGTTTTGGGGTTGTTCTTATTTGTGTTCCAAGTTGTATATCTCTTGCTATACTTTTTAAAGGTGTAAGATCAAATACAACTCTATCTGAACCAGCAGTATTAAAAGCTTTTTTATAGGCCTCATCAATAAGCTCATTATGAGATACTTGTAGTTTACTAGCTGAATCTCTTATACCACGCTCAATACCCTCTAATGTCATACCTTCTGGTAAAGTACCACCAAATTTATTAGCGACAAGTTGGTATACTTGCTCTGCTAATTCATCTTGTTGAAGTTTTGTATAGGTGCTTAATTCTTCTGCTGTAAAAGAGTCAAAATCACTTTGCGCTTTTTGTTTTAATCTTTCAAACAATGCTCGTTGTTGTTTATTTATCAGTCGTCCAGGAATACTAGATGTTCCAGCGGTTTGAGTAAATGCGGCTTGAATCAATTTATTATCACTCGCTAATTGTGCCGCACCAAATAAAGGCAACCCTAATCTTTCTGCGGCTTGTTGAGCTTTTAATGCCTGTGGACCTGAAGTTTTTCTAGCTAAAATGGAAGCTCCAGTTTCACCTGTGATCCCTTGTTTTAGTTTACCTCCTAATACAGGAAGAAATTTTGTTATTATACCATCTACTATACCTATTGTAGCCGCATCACCTTTATCAAGACCTTGTAAAAGTTCAAAATTATCTAAAGAAGTTTCATCAGCAATAGCCTGATCAATTAAATTCCCTAATGAAGCTCCAACAGCAGTGCCTACGAAAGGTTTAAAAACAGTACCCACTAAACTTCCAACGGTTGTGAAATTACCTACGTTAGCGGTAATCGCTCCAGTTGTTTGAGGTAATGTACCAAGCCCTACATTATCTACAGTAAAAACATCACCGTCTGGTGTAAGACTATAAACTTCTATAAATTTTCCACCTCCTGTTGGTATGCGAGAGTACTTACCTTCGGGATGATGTTTTTTAAAATATAATTGCCTATCTTCAAATGTACCAGCATTTTGTCTTCGCACTAAACCATCAGTAACAGTAAATCCTATTGGACCTTTGGTGCGTGATCCTTGCCACTTATCACCAAGTTTTTCTGTCAATACTGAATCTATTCTATCAATCTCAGCATTCTTAAACGTATTATAATTAGCTAAAATTTCAGCATCTCTAGCGGCAGTTATATCAGGAGACAATGGTTCAAAGTCACCTACTGAAGGATCAGGTAAACCAAGTTGCAACAAATCATCGGCTATTTGTTGTTCTAGCATAGCTTCACTAAGTGTGTTATCTTGTAGATCAACAAACTCTCCTAATCCAAAAGGTGTAAATCTAGCACCTCCAGGAGTAAATTTTATATCAGGTGTAGCACTTTGAGTTTTTGGAAAAGTAACACCACCACCTTGTTGAGGAGTTGTACTCCCACCTTTTTTTGGAAAAGTAATAGCCATTAGTTTACTCTAGTAAAACCTTTTAATAATTGATAAGTTGCCGTAGCGTCATTATCTGCTAACTCTGGATATTGAGAAGTAAGATCTGGCCATTTTGCTAAAAAGTCATTTAAGTCATTATTTTTAGCAACTTCAAAAACTTGTGCTTGGGTTGCAGTTAATACATCAAAACCACCGTCTGGTTTTTTAATACCTATACCACCCTCTGGAACTGGTTTTGCTTTTGCTTCTGCTTCTATTGCACTGACCATTTCTTCTGTGATTACTTTATTTGCGGCACGTATTTCACGTAACCCCTCATTATATTTAGCGTATTTTGCTTCTGCTCCAAGACCTTGATTTGCTGGGTCTTTTAAAAATTCACTTGAGTATTGTGCTTCTAACTGAGCTCTCTTATTTGCGGCAGTAAATACAGCGTTTAATGTTTTTAGACCTTCACGTGTAACACCTATATTTGGTGCGGCTTTAATAATCAAGTCAACTTCAGATTGATTTAAATTTCCAGGAAATCCCTCTGCCATCATAATAGCAAATTGTGATCCAACTGATTGTAATAATTCACCAGAAGCTACATTATCTAAATCTCCCTGAAAGAACCTGTTGAACCTATCTTCTCCTAGTGCAGATCGCATCGTATCTACTATACCAAGAGATTTAGCCATTTTGGTAATATTTAAACGAGCTTCAGCAAAAGCTCCAGTATTATAATTTTCTGACGCTTGAAGAGCTAACTGCGATAACTGAGCAAGTTGTTGACTATTTTCTGACGCCTTTGCTATTTCTGCTACTTGTTTACCAAATATAGTTGCAAACTCTTTATCAAGTGCTTCATTAGGGTTATAATTTTGTTGGACTGTTGATTTTGCTACGACAAAGTCGTTATATGTTTTAGCTAAATACTCATTTTTAGCCGCTTGCTTATCTTGCTCTGTACCCTCTGTGTTTTTGTAAATTCTTTCAGCATTAGCGTTTGCTATTCTTTCAAACTCAGAATCTTTAACTGGTGTGTATTTTTCTGAAAACGCCTGAAACTCAAGCAATGTTTCAGCGTAATTTTCATCTGTTGGATCCATGCCCAACAACTTAGCTTGCACCTCTTTAAATTGTTTTATTTCTCTTTGAAAATCGGTATCTGGTATTGTCACACCTGTTTCATCAGCTGTAAGTGGTGAAACAGTGCCGTTTTTATCTACTTTGAAAAAACCACTTTCAGCACTACCATAAACCTCAAAATCAATAGGCATACCCTCAACTGTTTTGAATTCAGTTGAACCAGTTTGTTTATTACTAACAAGCACTCCACCGCCTACGGTTTTAAATTCATATTTATCATCAACTTTTTCTGTGCCTAAATACTGTATATTTTTTGTAGGATCATCAGCTGTAAGATCTATTAAAGCAGTACGACCATCTTCTAATTTAATCGCACTACGAGCAGGAGCATTAGCAACATCTGTCGCTTTATATTCACCTGTTTGTTTATTAAAATTATATACTGTGCCATCAGTAGTTGTGAATGTTGTATACTCAGTTGGAGTGGGTTTTCCAAATGGAGTAGTTTCACCTGAGGTTTTATTGACAATAAAAGGTTGCCCTGTACCATCTGTTTGAACAGTAATATCATCAGCTTCTAATAATTTAGGTAGTGCTGTTTTTAATAAGTCAGATTTTTGTTCTGCGGCACTCGTTTTAGCGGCAGTTTCCGCATCTAATGCTTTAAGTTTTAATTCTTGATCTTGTTTACTTTTAGCTTGTGCCATTTGTAATATAGGATCACCAACATCTTTTATAGTTTCTTTACTCAAAATCGTTGATAATAATTCTCCTCGGGGTGCATTAGCTATTGCGGAGGCGAGATTTAATCCTGATATTACTGGATTAAATTCATAACCTGTAGGTGTATCACCAAGCACATCTTGATATTGTTTGAGATAAGATTCGTATCCTTGAGGTTCAGGTATAAGAGAAGTCAAACCAGATAATTTTGTTGTGATATCTTCTGCATCTGTAGAACCACTTGCTCGCCTCACAGGTTGTTCACCCATAGCAATACGTGCTTTAGCTTCTGCTTGTCCTGGAGCTTGTTCAGTCAAACCACTAGTAATACCTACACCATCAGCTGATATACCACCTTCTTGCACTGTTTCCATAATACCAAGAGTAGGTTGTATTAAAGTTAGTACAGACTCAGGTGTTTTATTAGCATCTTTTTTACCAACTAACCCACCAAGTTCTTGACGACGTTCAGCCACAGTAGCTTCATCACCACGTATAGCATTCATAATTCCTGCGTAATCTTCAGCATTATCAATTTGCTGTTCTAAATTATCTATAGACTGTGCCATTTGTGCAAACATTGGTCTTGCTAAAGCTTGATCTTTCATATTATTCATTAGCCAAATGCCCTATTAAATCCACCGTATAAACTTAAACCACCTATCCCTGCACCCAATAATTGATTTAAGAGACTTGGTTGAGGGGTAGAGCTTATTTGTGTTTGCATTTGTGTAGTGGGTGCTCCTGTTAAAATATCACTGTAAAAACCTAGACGTTGCCTAGGCTCCATTACATTCTGTAAATCTGTTTGTCTTTGTGCTTCTAACTGTGCTTGTAGTAAAGCACGTTCTTGTTCACCAAGCTGTGACATAACACCTAACCCTGACACATCCATTCTTTGCGCTAACTCGC